TACATCTTTTAAAATTCCCCAACCAACTACTAACATACTCCATATCCATTTTGCTATATCCCCTATTGCTCCTCCGAAAAAATTAATTAATTTTTCAAGCCAAGATGATATTTTAGTCATAACTGGAGCTAAAACTTTAACAAATGCCGCTAAAAGCATTAAAACTGGCTTTAAGATAGGTATTAAAGGCAAAAACAATAACATTAAAATTAATTTCAATATTTTCATAATAGCACTAATTACAGGCATATCTTTTAATACATCTACTATTATTCCTAATAATCCTAAACCTACTCCTATTGCTGCGCCTAAAGCTACTCCACCAGCAAGTCCCCCTGCCGCCCCTCCTTTCGCTCCTCCTGCAACTGCTCCTCCAACTGCTTCTGCTCCACCCACTCCTCTTGTTGCTGTTTCAATTCCTCTAAATATAGGAGCAAATCCAAACTTTGAAAGTGCATTTTTCAAGCCTTCGGCTATTTGCTGTCCATAGGTTTCAGCATCTTTCTTTTCTCCTTTTATTGCTACACTCACTTCCACATCTGCCATTTTATTTTTCTGTTTGGATTTCCTTTTTCTTTATTTCCTGAATTGCTATTAGTATTCCTTGTAGTAATTCATTATCAATATTATCTGTTTGAGAAGGCAACCATCCAAACTCTCTGGCACAAATTAAATAAGTAAATAACTTATCTATTTCGCTATCATCTATTATACATCCATCAATTACTTGCTTAATCTTACGAGATTTTTTTTTCCGTTATTTGATTAAGCAAAGTAAATTCTTCAAACAGTTGATTTCCTACTTCTGCGTCTAAGTTTTGTATGTTTGTTATATTCACTTCAAAGGGTGCGCTTGTTATGGATTTAAGCAAACTTAGTTCTTTTAAGGCTTTCTGACTTACTTTAATAAGTGGTTGTCCGCCTACTACTTTTATGTCTGTTGCTTCTTCTGTTAGTTGATTTAACTCTCCAAAAGTTAATTTCTTGATAGTTACTTTTTTCTTTTCTCCATTATATTCTATCTCAATTTCTTTGGTTTTCATTTTAAGGGTATCCTGCATCTACTGATGTATTGTCTGTATAAACTACACTTGTTCCACTAAGCGCCCATCCAGTTACATCTTCTTTGATTACTTCATTTACATCCTTAGGCAAAGTATTTTCGTCTAAGTAAATGTTTGCTAAAGTCATTACGTGACTTCTTTCTGCTGTTCCGCTTCCCCCGTTTGTAAATGTTAAGATTAAAGTTGCTGTTGATGCTGGATTTCCATCTAAAGGATTTCCACTTGCTCCATAGAACTTAGTTAATAATGTTGTTACATCACTAAAAGCTACTGTCATTCTCAAGTTATATTCTCTTATTTTTTCTATACTTGCAGTTTTAATTCTGCTTCCCAAACCCCATACTCCTTCAAGACTATTGTTCATAGTTAGTTCAAAACTCTGAACATTTCCGATTGTGCTTCCTGAAGGCAATTGAAGTATTCCTTGTGCGAATGTAAAAGTTTCTGCTGTTGAACTTTCTGCTACTTGGCTTCCTATTCCACTTGTTGCTAATGTTTCTGTTTGATAAGGACATTCTAATCTAACTTTAACTACTTCGTCAATTGCGGCTGTCAAAGTGCAAGTCATTACTTTGCATCCTTTTAATTCTGTTACTTCGTCATTTGCTCCCAATTCTGTTCCTGTATCAATAGCAAAACTTGGAATTATATTTGTTTCTGTATAAGTGTGCGTATAAGGACCTCCCCCGCCATCTGCTACACTTCCCAATACTGCTCTCCAAAAACTTCCATTACTTAACAAAAATTCTGCACTTGCTGTTCCTTCATATTTCTTAGCCACATTTGCTGTTGCATTTCTGCTTCCAAGTCCATAAATCCTTTCCATAGTATTCCTTCTTGTCGTAGTTATCTTTATTCCTCTTCCAAATGTTCTCGCGCTTACTGCTCCGCTTCCAAAAGTTGCTTCGTATCCATAGTTTACATAAGCCCCCCATCCTGCTGTTACATATTGTGCCATATTTTTATACCTCCTGATTTAAATTAAAGCATTAATTAAAATTTTGATTAACCAAGCAAAAAATAGGATAGCTGTAATTCCTACTATTACTTGTATAATCTTTTCATATAGTTTATATATTTTCATTTTATTCTACCAAAAATTTAATTGAAAAATCTTGCGAAATTTGTATAATCTTTTGATTTGTGCCTATAATTACAGGACTTGTTCCGATTGGAGTAATATATCTAAAACTATAAAGGTTCTTTGCATTTGTTCGTATTATACTTCTTATATCACTCATATAATCGTTTAAATCTTTTGTTCCTCCAAGTCCTCCTGCTATATTTACATCTTTATTTATAGGCATCCATAAAAATATCTGAACTACTAAATCGCTTATGTGTGTTGTTCCGCCCAATCCTAAAGGACTTGTAGTAGATGATATTATTTCCATTCCTATTCTTGGAAAGGAAGTTAATGTTAAATCGCTTCTTGGATAGTCTGGATAAATCTTATCTCCACTTCCATAATCATACTGAATAGCAACTGGGTCATTTAAATTAGCTCCTACCGAAAGAGTTACTACTCCAGTTGTCCAATTTATAATATAATTGTTAATGAAATATTTAGGCACACTATTTACAGTTAAACTTCTAATGTTCTTTACTGCTGTTTGAGTTAATGTAAATTGTGTTTGTCCTGCTGTTGCAGTGAAATTATCTGTTTTTGTAGTTACACCTCTAATTGTTGTAGTAAATATATCACTATTTCTAAGTAACATACATATTTCTTCTCTTATATTTTGTAGTTCTAAAGTTACCGTAGGATTATTACCTCCTGTCTTTTAAACTCTTTCATAATTCTTGTTTCCTCTTTTCTGTGGCAAGAACCACATAGAGTTATCAAGTTATTTAATGAATTATCAAATGAAACTAAAAAAGGAATTTTATGATGTATGTCTAATCTTACTCCTTTAATTCCACAATCCTGACAAGTAAATCTATCTCTCAAGTAAACTAAATATCTAATTTTATCCCAGTCATCTCCATATCTTGCAGGAGTTAATAATTTGCTTCTTCCATCTATGTAATTCCAAGATATTTGTCCTTTCTTAAAACCATAATTATTTCCTTTCATTCTTTTACTCATTTGTTTTTTCCATTTTTCTGGATGTTTATGCCCTAATAATGCAATAGCATTTGCTTGTCCTATTTTTTTTCTTGTTTCTTCTGACAATTTATTTCCTAAATTATTTTTATTTCCAATTAAAGCAATTCTTATTTTATTTCTAATTTTTTCTGTCATTATATATGGCTTTTTACCTTTTTGAAATACCATTTTAACTACTATATAATAATAAATATTTTTGACTATTTAAATATTTTCTTATTTTAATATATCTTTAACTATATTTTTAATTTCTGGAATGCTTTGATATATAGCAGGACGCAAAAAAGGTCTAAATGTTTTTCCTTTAGTTTCAAAAGGCTTTTCCGCAGTTCCTACTTCTATTCCTTTTGTTTCTAATTTTCTAATCACAGGAAAAGCTGGAAGCTGATGTCTTTTTGCCCATTGTGCTACATCTTCTTTCTCTTCTTCGCTTAATTTCTCTGGTGGTTTTCCATATTCCATATCTTTAGCATAAGATAAATTTGTAAAGATAATTACTTTGTCTCCTTCTATCTTATACTGCAAACTTGCTCTTAAATGTCCCATATCAATAGGACATAGTCTAATTGCTTTTCCTTTTACTAATTTTCCTATTTCTTCTAATATCTTGTTTTTTGTTTTTTCGTCTATCATTTTTTCCACCTCGCTTTAAGTAAATAATTATCAGTTTTTTCATTTTATTTATTGAACTAAAAATGCTACACCATAATCAAAAATTGCAGTTCCAAGTGCATATCTCCTAATTATATTTTCAATATAGTAAGTAAATCCATCTACAGTGAATTGGTCATAACGTTTAATTCCTACACTTGTAGGTGCCATAACATAGGCATCTCCTACTTGTAATAACCCTTGCTTGTCAAAAATATATCTGCAATCTTCCCTAAAGAAAATTAAGTCTATAGTCGTAGGCAAAGGAACATCTAACTCTCTTCCTGTATCACTATTAAAATCATAAGTTACATCACTTGCACTCCATACAACTCCATTCCAAAATTGGATATCATCAATTTTAAGTCCTAATGTATCGCTATATAAAAAATTCCCCATTCTTAATGATTGTCCATTTCCTGAAAAATTACGTGTATTTGAAAAACTTAATGTTGAATTTAAAGAACCATTTATATACCATTTCATACTATCGGTAGATGTTGTTGCATCTCTTGTTAAAACAACTCTGTTCCATACATTTGAACTAATTGCTCCAGTTGAATAAAAAGGCAATCCTGTGCTATCGCCTGTATTATCTGCCCCATAAAATCTTATTCTATTTGAAGAATGAATTATAATATGCCACTCACCATTGCTCGGAAAACCCCCTGAACCTCTCGTAAGAATTTCGTAATTGTGTTCTAAAGCAGGAATTTTAACCCAAAATGTAACTGTAAAACTACCAGTTAAATTATATATATCAAAATTTCCTATATTAAAATTAGCTGTAGATGTTGTTGCACTTGCACAATTATTTAATTTTCCTGCAATAAATTCAAAGTTTGTATTGTTTGCGTTCTTTCCATAAATAGAACTATCAGAAGCATTGCCACTTGTTTCATTCATTTTCCAATATCCGACAGGTTCTCCGCTATGCCACCAACCACTTGAACTTGCATAAGTAGATATTTCGTTTCCTACTCCATCTACACTTTTAGTTACAGCTTTGTAACTTACTGTTCTTTTAAAATCGTTTTGTATTTGATTATAGTCATCTACAACAACGCCTGTTCCTGTCATTATTTCCACCTCGCTTTAAGTAAATAATTATCAGTTTTTTTATGACATTCTTCACAAAGAGTAATTCCATTATTTATATTCCACAAATCTTGACAATTTATAGCTTCGTCAAAATTTTTAATGTTGTTTTCTTGTAATATTTTGGCAAATGATTTTTTGTGATGTGCATTTAATCTATTTTTAATTTGTTTGCAATCTTGGCAAATATAATTATCTCTTATAAAAATCAAATCTCTCCATTTTCTATATTGTAAAGAATGTCTTATGTTATATTCTAATTCTGTAATTCCACCTTTCCACCAATTATGTTTCCCTTCTTTACACCTTTTTTTCTGTATTTCACTCATTTTATCTTTCCAATTTTGAGTATGTTTCTGTCCTTTCTTAAATTCTGTTTCTGGATTTCTATGTAATCCTTTTTGGATTTTACTTAATATTTTTTTAGTTTTATCAGAAATAATCCTACCAGATAATTTAAGACTTATCTTCTCTCTCACATCTTTTCTTTTAGATGGATTATTTTCTCCTTTAATCTTATAATGATTATATATTCCTCTTGGCATTTTTTTCTCCTAACCCTCTTGGGTATTATTATAAATATATTTTGTTCTTTAAATAATTTTTCACTTAGCGCTCTTCTCCGCTACTAAAAAAGACAGTGCGTGGTTTTCTCCCTATTCTATCTAATAATCTATTTGCTTCTTCGGTTAATTGATTAATCATAATCATACCTCTATCGTATAAAGCCCCTTTGCTTACACTTTGCTGAGGTATTGAGTAACTTTCTAAAAAATTATATTTTCCTCCAAGAAAGCTAATCCAAGCTCTAATTGTAGCAAAGCATACTGCTAAATTCTTTATTGCAGTTGGAACTGTTGAATAGCCATAAGTATAAGCCACTTTAATATTGTCTCTTCCTACTGGAAATTCTTGAACTTTTAAAGTAATTTTTCCATAAGGAATTATGAGATTATTTATTGGGTCTTCCATAACATCAAGCCAGTAGTCTGTTGTATAATAAGTTCCTGCTACTATTTGAGCTGATGTTAATGTTCCAAAAGTTGTATTTGCACTCATATCTGTATTTAATGTCTTAAATTCAGTTATGCTTTGAATAGGATAGTTAGAAAGATTTATTGTAGTTGTTTTTTGTCCGCTTATTCCTAAAATATCTTTTTTTCTTCCATCAAGATATTCTGTTATAGCATTTCCGTTAGTAAATTTTCTTCCAGTAATTAATTCTAATTCTGTTTCGCTTTCGCTAATTAACTGATAATCATTAGAAGTTAAATCTATATCGCTTACGATAAGTCCGCTTTTTGTATAAACATCAGTTGCAGATGTTATGTATTTTAATGTATATACCATTTTCCTCTTGGATTGATTGCCTCTTGGCTAATTTATAAGTATTTTCTGATATTTAAATATTTTGCTTTAATATTTTAGAAATCTGATGATGTAGACTTGTATGAAAATTGTGCGGTAGTAATACAAGATTTTCTGGGCTATTATTTTCAGGATTTAAGTCAAGATGATGTATACAAAAACTTTCTGGTATTCTGTAAAAGTGATTTGATTGCATCCAAATAGCGTGGCTTTTTAACATAAATTTTCCATTAAAAACTGTAAATCTTTTTTTATAATTTTGATTTTTTAATCCCGCATTCCAACTTTTATGTCCTTTTTGAAAAGCATTTGAGGGTATCTTTCCTTTATGAATTTCAGACATATATTTTCTATATTCAGAATTTTGCCATAATCTTTTCATAGCAAGACTTAAATTTTTTTTATGTTCTTCTGTTCTTATATATTTACTTTTTGCCATTTTAACTACTATAAAATAATAAATATTTATTGATATATAAACATTTTCTATTGAACACAAGCTCTACCAAAACCAGTAGTGTGTCCAGTATCAGAATTATCTCCTTGAATAACTTGGTCTCTTGTAATATTAACTTTTGTTTTTATATCATTAACATTTTCTAATTTAATATTTTCGCCTCTTGGATTTCCTTTATTTTCGTCATCTCCATAATGCGCTCTTCGTTTATCAGTTAAAATATCTTGTGTGGGTGACAACAAGACTTTGTCTTCTCTTCCTGTCTGCCTTGTTGGAACAATCTCTACACTTCCTCTTGGTAGATTTTTCTCTGTTTCCACTATCGCTTGGTTTGCCATTTCTAAAAATTAATTTCTTAATTCCATTTAACTTAAATTTAAACATAAATAAACAAACAAAAATAAGTAAATAAATCTTTCTAATGTCCAAAGATAATTAAATCAACTACATCGCCATTAGTGCAAGTTATAGCCACCGAACTTCCTGTCCAAGTAACTTTAGCCCCACCTAATGTAGTTTCATCGCTAACCAAAGCTACAAGTATATTCCCAAAACGAGAATTGAAAGTATCGCCAGAAGTAGTTACTGTTCCTCTTACGACTTCCATACCTAATAGCCCAGTTATCTCTTTCTTTGAGACTGATGCTAATGATGCCATTTTTTCCTCCTATAATTTAATCATAAACCATAATCACTCTGCTTTGAGTATTTGATATTGGAACAATAGTTACAGAATAAATGTGTGTTGTTACAACTCCATTTAATACTGATGCTATTGCTGTATCAGTTGTTACATTATTGTCTATAACTAACGATTTAACTACTAATGTTAATGCCATTATTCCTCCTAAATTTTAAATTCCTGCAACTAACACAGAGTATGTATGGTTTGTTGTTCCACCTGCCGCATCTATAGTAATTGTTGTTCCTGATACTGTTGCTGTTACTACATCTCCAGTTGTTGTATCCCAAACAACTACCCAATCAACTGAAGTAGTTAAAACTTCTCCTCCTGTTACTGCTGAACTTGATACATCAATTGTATCATTACTATCTGCTGTTGCTGGTGTCTTGACTAACAAAAACTTTCTACCAAGTGTAGGTGTTACTCCGTAAGTTGTGCAACCTGTTACTGCTGCCATATTTTTTCCTCCTATAATTTAATTTATACAAGTCTATCCTTGCTGTCTTTGGGTATATCCCACTGACTAAAATAAAAACATTCAGTAAAATAATCAAAGTTTAAGTTAAGTTTATCCTATGTCGTAAATAACGTGATTGAACTGTGGTGCTTTGCATACAAGAACTTCATAACATTTTAGCATAAACTTTATGCTATCATTTGTCTTTGCCAATTCTTCGTAGCTAACATCTTGTAAAACTCTCATTTCTATGACATTAGTATCTAAAGCAAATAAGCTTCTTGCGTTTGCTGGAACTCCTGAACCTGCTCCTGCTGTTGTAGACAAAAATCTTGACGCTATTATAGGTATTCCTTCAAAACTAACTGTAGTTATTCCCCAAGCTATTGTAGTAGTTGAGACATATCTAAGCTGGTCTTGTATTAATGCCTTAATGTTATCGTATGATGCATAATCTGTCACTACTAAGTTTGGTTCTCCGCCTCTTGTTCTGCAAGTTCGTATAGCTGTTCTAATTGCTGAAATGCTTATTGTTGCTCCTGCGTTATCTGTTACATAGTTTGAACTTCCGCCCAATCCATTACTGTTTGCATTTGAAATAAGTTGATATAACCCATCAAATGAAACTACTGCTGTTACAACTGTTGAATTTACTGGCTCTGTCCAATCTGCTACTGTATCTCCAAGCAAAATCATAGCTTCTTCAAGTCTTTTTAAGGCAAGTGTTTTATTCTTGACTTCTAAACTTAAAGCATCTACATATCCTCCACTTGAAAGATATTGCTTACTTGCTGCAAACATAGGACCTGTTACTCTTCCTACTGAATAAAGATATTTTACGTTTACACTCTTTCTGACAAAAGTATCGTTTTGTTCGCCTAAAGCCGCATCTTCTGCTAAAGGTTGTGCTGTTGAAATAACTGTTATTTGGTTGTAGTCTGCTGTCTTACCATAGTTTGTAACTCTTGGAATTAATTCAACTAAAGGTGTTGCCCTTCTTGTCAAATCAACTATTTCTGGGTCTACATAAACTGGTATCAATACTGGCAAAGTTCCTGCGTTATAAGTTGCTAATGTTGTTGTTAATGCTTTTTGTAAGTTCATTCGTAATGTCTGTGGCATCGCAGAAGTTTCCTTACCAAGCGAACTCCAATCTACTCCATCATCACTAAATCCAATTTCTGCGCAAATAGATTTTCTTAAATCATATCTGTTTCTTCCGTCACATACTACCATTTTCTCTGGTAGAGTTCCACCTGAATAACCTACAAATGCTTTTCTAAAGTCACATCTGTCTTCTTCCATTTTTTTAACCTCCTGATTTAATTTATTGATTATTGACTAAATCTTACTTTTCCTTCTTTAATTTGCTGAGTAATTGTTTGTTTCTGTATTCCTTCAGGACCAAAGCCTTCGTCTATTGCTTTGTAGAAAGGTTGGTTATAGAATTTTTCAACCTGTCCTATGGATTTCTGTAAATTTACTATCCTATTAGAAACGCTTTTTTCTACTGCTTCTAATTTCTTATTAAAAGCTTTCTGCAAGTTTTCTAATTGTCCAGATAGTTCAACAAATAAAGGACTTTTCAATAAATCAGGATTAACTGATTTGCCTGAATAACTAACTTCTGAAGGTGCTTGACCTGTTGCAATACTGCCTATTGTTCCCATTCTTTCTCCAACTACTCCTGTTGGTGGCACATAAATGTGCTGTGGTGGGCTTGGTGTTAAAGGTGATGGTGTAATTGTAGATGCACTTGTTCCTGCGGCTTCTGCCTGTTCTTGTGGATTTTCTCCTCCTAACTCGCCTTTCATTCGCATCTTTCTTCTTTTTCGTTTAAGTCTTTTTGCTTCGTCTATATCTTCTGGTGTTAATTCTTCTTCTGGCATATCTTCGTCATCTTCGTCCTCATCCTCATCTTCCTTAACTAATTTTCCATCTATTCTTCTTACTTTTCTTTTTGTTGCTTCTTCCTCTGGCTTTACTTCTTCGTCTTCGTCATCTTCTTTTCTGCAGGGTTTTCTCAATTTTCTTCCGCCTTCGTCCTCATCTTCGTCTTCTTTCATATATCTCTTTCTTTCTTCCTCTGGTTTAACTTCTTCTGCTGGAATTTCGTCAGCATCCTCATCTTCTTTAGTTATTCTATGCGTCCTTATTGTTTTTCCCATTTTATACCTCCTTACATTCTAAATTGATTATTACATTTCTCACATTTATATAATCCATTAGCTATATGCTTAGCTGTTTTTAATCCACAATTTGAGCAATATATTCTGCTTTTAAATTCAAATTCTGTTTGTTTATCTATACTAAATCTGTTTGAACATTTCATACACTGATATTCTATTTCGCTTTTATCTATTGGAGTTTCCTTGCTTACTTCCAATACTTCTTTATTTTTACAGAAAGGACACTCTATATCTTTTCCTAATCTTTGCATTTGCCAGTTTGCTATTCTGCTTGCCCTATCTTCGCTATATCCTTCTCTAACCAAAGCATCGTGTATTTCTGTCCAAGTTGTTTTTTTAAGTGATTTCTTCTCTTCTACTGTATATTCTCCACAATAATGACAAAATCCATCCTCATCAACATTATGAGTTTTACATTTCGGACATTCTCTGCCTTTAGGAATTATTTTACCTTTTTTAATAGATTTTGCTATAGACCCCGTTCCTCTGCACTTAGGACATTCGGTTCCTTCATCATCTATAGTTCCTGTTCCTTGACAATTAGGACATTCTATTTCTATTTCTTCGTCTTCAGTTTGTTTTAATGTAGTTTCTTCCATTACTTCTTCTACTTGTCCTCTGTCTATCATTCCATAACTTCCATCTTCAAACTTTACTTTAATCAAATCTCCTGCAATTTCCATTACTATTCCTTCTTTTCCAGTTGCCTTAACTTTTTGACCTTCTCTTAGTTCTTTTAAGAATACAGACATATTTGACATTTTTTCTCCATTTGACTATAACATACAGGACACTTTTTGATATTTAAATTTATGGATTTGAAGCATTTGTTTATTGCATTTGGAATAGACAAAACACTTTCTACATTTGAAGGAATACCTACTACAGAAATTTCATATAATTTTACTCCATCAATAACTTTTACTCTTTTGTTAGCTTCTTTGTCATACTCGTATTTTTCTTTTGTGACTGTTCCGCCTACGCTTAGTCCTAACTTAATTCCTCTCGCTAATTTATTTAATAACATAGGCACTTTAGGATTTGTAGTTGCATCATCTAATTGTATTCCTACCATTAATTTATCGCTATTTAGTTGAGCTTCTTTTATTACTCCTAAAGTATTTTCCCAGTTGTGTTCGTGATTTCCAAACAAATTTATGCCTAAAGTTTTAATGTCGTTCTCCATTTCTTCCAATGCTTTCTCACTCATCTTCTCGTTATCTCTATCAAGAGACAAAGTAGAAGCTACTCCTATAAGCATATCATTAGAACTAACATCTTTCTGCAACGGAATGTAGAAATTAAATTGTTTATTCATAAATATAAGAAATACTACTGATATTTAAATTTTTGTTTTAAGCAAGTTTGTATATTTTTGGCTTTCCTTTGCATAATTCTATAGGTTTTACTTCTTTGAAAGAATTGATTAGTTTTACAAATGCTTTAAATTCATATCTATTTGTCATAGTTGGCTCTTCCACCTTGATTTCGTGGTATAATTCCCTTGCTGTAGGATTAATTAAGTTTCCTAAATTAATTAAAATAAGTTTTCTCAATTTATTGTGATTTTTCATTTTATTCTGCTATTCTCTTTATTAATATAGCATAGGTCTTAGTGCCAAAAACTGTTACTTGAATTAAAGAATATCCTTGATTAAGTAAATTGTTCAAAGCATTTTCTATTTGTATTATTGTATATCCAGTTGGGATTTCAATTATTTTACTTTTATTTTTCATTTTTAAATCGTGCTTGTAGTTAATAAATACAAGTCATAAAAATTACCTCCATTCTCACACTTAACATCAGTCCAAAGTATGTTAATTCCGTCAATTAAAACTTTAAAGTCAGTATAAGTTTTAAGAATTACAAAAGTTGTTCCCATTAATTCTAAATTATTAATAGAAATTGTAGAACTTTTGTAATTAGTTTCAAACTCGGTTTTATTGGCTAACTCTGTTGTTGGGTTTACTTCAACTACATTCGTTGTATCTTTCCATATCCTTGCTTTATATAAATAATCTACCATTTTATTCCTCCACCCACTGAACAGTTAAAGAGGCAGTTATTCCAGATGTTGCTGGTTCAAAAGTAATTAATAAATTTTCATTTTGTTCCAAATATCTACCTAAATTAAAAATTCTGCGACTTCCTTCGGAAAATGTTTGATTGTCTACTTTTCCAATTAATGTGCCTCTTGCTGAAATTGTGGGAATATAATAAATATAACAAATAGATGATGTTGACTGACTTAATCTTATTTTATTAATAGTAATAGAAGTTCCATTTGTTGTAATTGTAGGATTTCTATAAAATCTAAAATCTCCTCTAACCGAACTTGTTCCTTTGGATGTATTAAAAAGAAAATCATAAAATCTAATTAATCTTCCAGAACCGCTTGGATTTTTTATAAGAATAAAATCAATTTCATCTGTTGTTGAAAAAATAATATCCGGAGTTATAGAAACAAACCCTTTTCCATTAAAAGTATTAAATTGCCACAAATCATTAGTTCCAATTGTCTGTGCTGTAAGAGTAGCATTAACATCTAATTTATTGTTTGTGACTGTAACATTATTTAATCCGTCAGTCAAAACGGCTGAAACACTATCACTCACAGAAGTCAAGTCTCTTATATCAAGATTATTAGCATCCACAGAAATAGAACTTGAATTGTCATCAATATGAACTACATTTGTTATTGTATCTACTGTGCTTACTTTTGTTAATGTATCAGCGGCTTTTAATCTTGTAGATAATGCAACATCTAAATTTGATAAATTACTTAATGAACTATCTTTTGCTAATCCTGTTTCCACAGATGGTATCATATTAGAAACATTTACATTATGTCCATCTGATAATTGCTTAGCAGAAGTTGCTAAACCTGTCTCTACTGCGGGTATCATATTGCTTACTGATACTAAACCAGATACTGGAACAGTAGTTGTAACAGCATTTCCACCTACTTCTTTAATATTACAATCCTGTGTTCCACTTGGAGTAAATGTAGCAGTAGTTCTAACTGCAACTTCTCCTGCGGCTTCTACAAATTTTCTTTTTTCTAAATCTTTAATATCTTCTGGAAGTGTCAAGTTTTCCTCTCATTCAGTTTTTTTAATTCAGCGAGTATATCTTGTAATGCAAGAAATATGGGCATCATTTCAGTAGAAACAGTAAATCTTGCCATTCTATCTTGCTGATGTTGATATCTATCTTTATAGGCTTCAGGCGGTAGAAGAACACCTGTCTTCTTTAATTTTATTTGTTTTTTTTTATCTATCATCTTAACTTTACAAATCTTCCATATCTATCTATAATCAATTTAGCATAATGTAATTTGCTATGTTCTTTCTTTTCCATTAATATTAAGTTTTTAATATTATTGTTTAATCTATCAAAGTCTTTGTGATGCAATACCATTCCTTCTGGAATTTCTCTATTTGCTTGTTTCCAAATCCAGTGATGATATTTTACTGCTCCTTGTCTTGGAACATATATCATCTTATACCCTCTCTTGCTTATCCATATTCGTGGGTTTGTTTTAAATCTTTCTTGACTTTTTCTAATAATTGCTTCGTGGGCTTTTTGAGTTATTAATTTTCCTAATTCAGGATTTTCTGCATATCTTCTTAAATTAGCTTCTCTCCATTTCTTTTTAACTTCTGGATTATCATATTGCGATTTTCTTAATTCTTCTTTTGTTTTTGTCATATAATATGCAATACATCTGCATTTATAAATGTTTCGTATTATCTTTCAGTAAAACTGCACCTGCAGTTACAATGCAAAGGTATCTTATTTTTCAAAAATTTGAGATTAAATATTTTTCCATCTAATTTCTTACATTCTTCGCATAATCTTCCATCTTCTGGTGCAGATATCCATTCTGCTTTCTTAATTCCTTTGTCTTCCATTCGTAATCTATTTCCTTCGTTTGCTATTCTAATTGTTTCAGTTCTGGCTATTAATCTTGCTCTGCTTAAATCTTTAGTTACATTTTCTAATTTCTTAGCAATTTGACTTATTGTTTCGTTTTTACTTATTCCTTCTTGAAGTATTTTAATGATAGTTTTTACTTCGTCTTTGTTTAAATCTTCTAAATATTTTTTCAATAACTTATAATATTCTTTGCTAATAACAAATCCTTCCATAAATTGTGCTGATTTACTTAAATCAAATCCTATATAATCTTTAGTTGTTATCTCATCATACTTCTTATCAAAACTTTTAGGACTCCATTGTGGAGTTGTTATTGCTCCACTATAAGGATTGCTCATCATCTGACTAAACATAGTATCTAAAACACTATGGTCTAAGGCTTCTGCTTCATCAAGAGTTACTCCGCAATTATTACAATGATAAACTTTGCTTCTTGCTAAGTCATCTGCACTTGTAATTAAATGCAAAGTAGGAAAGCCACAAACTGGACAATTAGATGTTTCTAATCCTGTATCTTGAAATTGGCTTGGAGCTCCCATAGGTTTAGGCTTATTTTGAGGTTGTTCTATCTTTCCTCTGCTTGGCTTAATTACTTCAAATGGCTCTCTGTAATATTGTCCATCATTTACCCCTTTACTTTTTAATCTTCCTCTTTGCTGAAGTAAATTGGCTATTCTTGCCGCTTCTCCTGCTCCCATTCCTGTTCTTTGCAAGATTAAATATATATCTTTGACTAATTTATCGTAAACTATTCTTATTATTTCTTCTCTTTCTTCTCTTGATATATCTTTGCTCATATCAGTTTTTCCTGCATAATTTACTCCACTATATTCACTAATTGGAGTTAATTGTTTTTCTTGCATATAATTTTCTAATTCTTTTCTTTGCTTATCTGCTTCGTCTTTCAATTCTTGTGGATTTGCTGTTTCTAATATTTGAACAAGTTTTTTATGTTCTTCAATTAAGTCATCAGTATCCATTTCTATTTTTTTACCTTTTTCTAAATTTAACTTAGCACTTCTAAAGCTTCCTACTGGACGACTTGCATCTGAATAAGGGTCTAATGTTCTTTCTTTTCTTTCTGTTTCTGCTTCGCTTCTTCTTTCGTCTTCTTCTGTTTGCGCGGTTGCTTGTCCTTCACTTGCTTCTTCTGGGATGCCTTCTTCTTCTGTTTGCGCGGTTGTGGATTGCGCAGTTTCAGGTGAGTAAGGAGTTATATTGAATTTTCCTGCTTGTCCTTCGCCCCAATCTACTGGTTCCATTCCCATTTCTACTCTTACTTCGTTAATGCTTTTCAATCCTAATTGTATTTCTTTGCCCCAATTATCTAATTTAACTGTTTTTTCTTGTGGGTCATCATAAATAAAACTAAATTCAATTCCTTCGTAGCCAAATTCAGGGATTATGTCTGCATTCATATAGCTTTCAATTATCTTAAGAAGTGGCCTTATTCCTTTTCTCTTTGTTAATTCTGTTTGTGTTGCAGCAGTTGCCCTGTTTAAATCTTCTGTTAATCCTAATTCTGCTGGAGTTAAGCCAAACATAGAAATAATTAACTTATAATACCAAGACTGAGTTTCTAAAAATTCTAATTCTTTCTGGCTTACATTTAAAGGTTGCCATTTAAATTCACTGTTCACTACTGCTAATTTGTGAGGTTGGGCTTTAAATTCGGTATTCCATTGAGTAATAAAGTTTTTTAATTCTGTTTCGTTTGTTCCTATTAAACTCATTACTCCATCTGGAATTGTAGTCTCTTCAAAATATCTTTTATTATATAATGTAGAATAATGAAGCGATTTAATTAAATCCATAATTGCTTGTGTAGGCGCATAACCATAACAAGACATACTTCTTTGATTTCTCATAAAATAACAAATTTCTTCTTTGTTAAACCACATAGGATGCGCGGGAATTTGATAAGAATATTGCCAATAACCTTTAATAAATCCGAATTTGTCTGTTTCTTTTAGAAAAGAAGCTCCGTCTCTTGCATATAATTCTACCATCTTTCTTTGTCCTACAGGTTTCAATAAAGGTGCTCCAGATTTAGGTTCTAAATGTTCAAAATCATAACTATCTAAAGTATATACTTTTACTACTACTCCTGCATCTACTTCTAAAATATCTTTAATTATTGCTCTAAGAAATGTTGTAAAACTTTCTATGTTTTTGTTAGGATATTTTAAAAATCCTTTTACTTCGTCTATTCCTTCTCTGACTATATCATAGTCCCATTCTTCTTTTGGCACTATGTCCCATTCAAGAGAACTAATCTCATCTAAAATAACATTTACGCAACTATTAACCCAGAAAGTTTGGCTGAACTCATCCGAGAATTTTCTTGTCGGAGTTCATTTGTATCAACACGACGGGGTGTTGGGAAAAGTTATAAACTTTTTTGCCCACGGATTGGCTGCCAAAACCACAACCGTCAAAATTATTTTTTGATTTCGGTGAGGACAGCCTTTCTTCCCTCGCTTGACACCCAAGGCATTCCAGTTTGTGTCCAATAATTTCCGCTTACAATTCCTGTAAATGGATTGACAACTTTTTGCAAGTTTAATTTTCTTACTTCACTTCTAAGACGGGCAACTTCTTTCTTTATATCTTTCTTTTTTGCCATCTTATTGCTCTGTCTTTCCAGAGTGCCATAGAACTAAGTAGTAATGCTGATATTTAAATCTTTTGCATATTTTGGATATTTTTGGATAAGCTTGTTTTGAAAGTATTTTTTCCAATATTCTCTATTTTTTTTAGTTTTTCCGTGACAACTTGAACATAATGCTATGCAATTCCATTCCTTGCTATTTTTCTTATCATAATCTATATGATGCACGTGTAACCATCTTTCTATTCCTGTAATTTTATTAGAACATTCAAAACATCTATAATCTTCTCTTTCTCTTATGAATTGTTTAAAATCCTTGTCAAAACCATCATCATAAGGTTCATAAGCTATTCCTCCCTTCCAAAAGTGATTTTTCTCTTTGGCATTTAATCCTTTATGCTTCTTGCCATAATTAGGATTATTTTTTCCTGATTGATTTTCTTTAACCCATTTTCCGTGTTCTTTTGCCTCTTCTGGATGTTCTTTATAATATTTTATTTTGGCTTGACTTAATTTTTTTCTATGTTCTAAAGATTTAGAATAATCAACATTTTTAAATTTTCCATCTTTCCAAGCTTTTTTAACTCCTTCACTTATATTTTTATTTGCTTGTTGTGGATTTTTTGTTTTTCTTTTATATCCAATTTTTCCTTTATTCCAAGGAGTTCTGCCCTTTAATGCTTTACTTATATTATTATACCATTCAGGACTTTTCAATTTTGCCATAAGAAGTAGGGGTTTTCTACCTTTATAAAACTTTCTCTTTAGAAAAAGCCACTAAAAGGATTTGCACCTTTCTCTCTTAGGCACAGACTAAGTGTGTCGCTATCTACACCTTAATGGCAATAGCAGTGATTGGATTTGAACCAACGCTCTCTGGCTCTCCCACTAAGCTATGAGGCCAGCGATTTAACCTGACTAATCTACACTGCTATTATATATCTTCTAATATATATATGCTAAATAGTAACATTTAAATATATATCTTTCTTGTTACTATTATACAAGTAAGACGAGATTGTCCGCTTCTCTATTTAGGATTAATCTCGCAACTTACTTTAATTCTGCTTAAAACTACAATCATACCGAAAGTTATAGTTCCAAATAAAATCATTTCTCCTAAATTAATCAAATTCATTGACAATAAATCAAAAAAAATTAATCCTATATAGGCTAATAACAAGCAAAGAAAGTCTATCCTATTCCGACTGAGCTTTCTGGCAATCTCTTGTCTTTTTCTTCTGCTATTTTTTTCCATAATCTTGCTTTATTTTCTATCTTAATAAATTCTTTCAATATCTCTTCGTTCTGTGCTTTAAGTTTAGTTGCTTCGGATTTTCTAATTTCCATTTGCTTATCTACTGTGCTTAAAAACTCTTCGTGTTGCTTTATTGCTTGTCTTAATTCGTCTATATTTTTTAATACACTATCGCTATCTGCTAAATCTATCTTGCTAAAAGTTATCCTGAATTTATTGTTTTTTGTTTCTTCTATTTGTATATTTGTTTTTAAATTTTCTATCATTTGTTTAACCTCCTGATTTATCTTCTCTCATCATAAATAATATTACTTTCTTTTCCAAGCACCCAACTTAATTCTAATATTGCTTGTTTAATTACATTAATTGCAGATTGATTTTTTACTATATTCAAATTAGCTATATAATTGCTTAATCTTTCTTTTACTTCCTTTTCTTCTCTCATTTGATAGTTACAAATTGAAACATAAATTTATTTTCTATTTCATAGCTTAGTGCTAATGCAATACTCCAAAACGCATCTCCGTGTCCTTCAGGAGTTTCTAAGGCTTCTAAGTCATTATTAACACTTGCTATGCTTTTTATCATTCTCTCATCATTAATTAATTCTATCCTCTTGTCTTTAACTATCTTTTCAAAGTTTGCCGCCATAGTAAATTTCTCTTGTGTGCTGAACCTAACAGGCATCCAAATATTTTTTACTATTATTCCTTCTTCTAAAAATCCTTCAAATTCTCCTCTTGTATTGTCAAAATATACTTTACTTACTTTCAAATTATTTATTATTTCGTTAATGAATTTTGCTTGCACAATGTATTCCATATTGTCAAAGAATTTCTCATATAACATTATATATCTATTTTCTCTATCTTTTGCAAATATTACGAAATGGCTTGGATGTGCGTGTTTGCCTATGTCTAATCCGCTTATTAATAATCCATAACTAAATTCTGGCAACTTAATCTTATTTTCTAATTTAACATTTACTATGTTTAATAATTCTTCTCTTCTAAAAAATGCTTCTTCACTATAAACTGGAGAACACATATACTCTTTATTGAAAGCTTTTTCTCCTATTTCTTTGTCTCTTATTTCTAATAATCTTTCAAAAGGAAACATTTCAATCCATAATACTTCCTTGTTAGCTTCATTAATTATAGCTTTATTTTCGCTCCAAATCCAACCTTCATTATTCTTTAGCTTAAAAAATAAGTCTTCTTGATGTTGTGGAGTTCCAAATAAATATATTCTTCCTCCTTCTTTAGGCAAACTCATAACATCTTCAAAGAAAGTTCTGCTTATTTTGTCTATTACTAACAAATTCAATTCGTTTGTTGGGTCTGCAAGTATATCATCATTTAAAACTTCGTCAGGATGTCTGCCTCTTTTGAAACTCATTATTCCTTCTGGCTCTACTACAAACTTATATCCTTTTAAACTTTGAAATTTTAAGATGCTTTCTGCTTGAGTTAAATCTTTAACATCTTCAAAGAAAGGATTTTTTAATATTAAGTTTTTAATATTCTTCGTGTGATACTGTGCCATATCGCTTTTGTAAGATAAGTATAAAATCTCATAATCTTTCTTAGTATGCAATAATCTCCACATCACATAAGCATAAAGAGTGCTTGATTTAAGATGCTTTCTTGCACTAAGTAAAGCCATTTTTCTATTATTCTGCATCAAATCCGCCCAATTTAATGTATGTTTTACTGATTTATATACTCCTTTATGAAAAGAGAGAGGATATATATTTTCTAAAAAATATCTAAAGCTTTCCTCACTCTTCTGCAAAGTCATCGTAAGAGAGTATTTTTCTGCCTTCATTTTCCAATTTCTCCATAACCATTAATACTTTATGTATGCTTACTTCCTTTATTTCTAATTTCTCTGCTATTTTCTCTTTAAATCCATATTTCTCTAAAAACTCTGTATATTCCTTAGTAGCTAACAATAATTTGCTTATTCCATCAGAAATAGTTTGTATTGTTTGGGTTCTGTGCATAAAGTAATTTCTTTCTGCTTCTAAACATCTTCTATTATAATCTTTGTCTGCTTCTGTGGCTATTTTAACTGGTTCTTGATAAGTAGGTATATTTACTTCTAACAACCTAAAAGCCTGACTAATTGCCCTATTATAAGCCAATAGAAGACTTTTGGCTTCTTTTTCTATGAGTGGTAGAGGCATTCTATCTAAATTCTTAGAAATATCAGCATAAATAGCCATTTCAGAAACATTAAATTTGTCTGCAACATCCTTTATAGGAAAGTTATGCACTCCTCTTTGCTTCATTAAACCCCATACAAAATCTCTTCTTGCTTCTGTTTTTGCATCTTTTTTGAAAGGTCTCCCACCTTTATTTAAGTTATTTTTAGTTTTATTAGGTATAGTATTATCATTAACTACCTCTTGTTCATTTGTCTGTGGATTTCCTGTTAATTCGTCTGCCATTATGCTGGTATAGGCTCCTCCATTTCCATTTTCTTCTTTCTTTTCTTAATTTTTATCTTTTCAACTATATCCTTTATTTGCTCATCTGATAGCATTTCTATTGCCTCATCACAAGTTTTTCCAGTTAATTGTTCAAGCGAATTATCTAAAAATATTCTTTCTTCGTGTAACAATTCTAACATTAGTCTTTTTAATCTTTCTTTTACTTTACTGCTCATTTTAACATTTCAATAAAATAGCTTTACTAAACTTTTTGCAGTGCCTTATTTGTTCAAAATATCTGTTATGCTTAAGTATGTCAGCTACATCTACTTCAAATTCTCCTGCTTTAGTTAATGGACAATTTAAATCTATTGCTATAACTTTTCTTCCTTCCTCTGTAAAGCAGAAAATAGGATATAAACTGCATTCTATTGGCTTAATATCCCAAATCGTGCATTTGCCTGTTTTATGATGCTTGTCTATAAAAGGACACCAATAGTTTTCGTCAAATCTTATTATTTTTTCTCCTTTATAATCTTGTGTAAAGTCTTCAACTTTTAAATTCTTTACTAAAGCTATTCTGTTTATTTCTTCACTAAATATCTTAGGTCTATAACTTGTAAAGAATTGTCTGCAACAATTATGGCACTTTCCACAAGCTTTAAATCCTATATCATCTTCAAATTCATATCCTTCCTTCATAGATTTTAATTTCATTGTCATTTTTTGCCTCTCATAAAAATACTTATAATATTTGCTCTTGATGGAATAAAAGTATAAGTTGTATCTTCTGCTTCTAATGACTTAAGTATGGGCAGTAAATAAGCGTGATTTTTTTTTCCATCTATAAAAATTATATTCTTAATCTTTCTTCCGCTTTTATACAACATTTCAAATACTTCCCTGTCTTTTTGCAGATAAGTTTTGCTGAATTTATGATTATTGTCGCATACTAAGGTATTAATTGTCTTAGGAAGATAGCAATCTGCTACTTCAAAATAGTCTGGATGTATTAAATTAAAGTTAATCAAAATCTTAAATCCGAAGTTAAGTAAATCTTTACTTCGCTTGTTTGCAAAATGTAAGTTATACAAATTAACTATCTTAACTTTGTCATAAAACACACTAAAATCTAACTCTACACTTTTGTCTATTCCTTCTTCTTTAAACCATTTAAACATCTCAATAGCTTTCTCTTTGTTATAATATAGTTCAAGTTTTTCGTCCCAAGAATAATAGTCTAATATTATCTTGTTAATATTAACTGTTTGAGTTATTGCTTTAATCATTCTCTCAGTCAAAGTAGAAGCGGTTGTAAAGTATAAATCAGCATTAATCTTTCTTTGCTTTTGTCTAACTCATCAATTCCATCTTGAGAATATTCACTCTTTAATTCTGTTAGTCCTTCTGTTATGATGTTCAATTCTTGTTCATTAAAACCTAAGTCATTTATACTCTCTCCTGCATTGTCTAAGCTAATTAATACTTCTCTTAACTTATCTAAATCAAATTCTCCTGTTATTTTGTTCAAAATTATGTTCAGTTTTATTTCTTTATTCTTAGGCAAATCAATAGTTACAGCTTCTACTTCTGCATTTTCTTCAAAAATCTCTCTTAATGCCTTTAATCTATAATTTCCACCTATTACTTGCTTATCTTTGTTAATAATTATTGGCTCTACATAACCGTATTCTTTTAGAGAATTAACTAAATTTCTAAACATATCATCATCCATCTTTCTTGGGTTGCCTTCGTATTCTTTCAAATCACTAATCTTAACTTTTACAAGCTCCATAGTCATATTATATATCTCTTGTATTTAAATCTTTGTATTACAACTTTATTATTATATACTATAAGATATATTTTGTAATATATCTTTTGCTTTAATTATTATTGCATTATATCTTTCAGGATATAACTTTTCAAATAACAACAAGAAAATAAGAGGATTTTGATGTGCAGATATTTTAAAACCAAATCTATGATGCTTTGGGCATAAAGCTATAGCATTATCTATATCCCAGCGAAATTCTTTTATTTCCTTTGGAATTATATGATGTGCATTAAGCATTTTTGTCTCTCCGCAAATAGCACATTTATTGTTATAAATTGCTTTAACTTGTTCTCGCCATTCCTTATCTAACTTGTTTCTTAGCTTTTTTTCAGCTTTCTTTTTGTTCATTTTCTATCTCCTTTTGCATTTCTTCGCAACTATCCATTACTGTCAGTAAAACTCTCATTAAATTCTTTATTCTTTTTAGTAGTCTATTTTGTGGCTTCTTTTGTTGATTTATATACATCTTATTTATTATTGCGTGACATTCTTTGTGCATAGGTATTAATACATTCATAGATGGCTTCAGACATTTAGGTATTGCGTGATGCTTCTCTTTTTCTACACCTATCAAACTTTTGCCACAAAAAAAGCATTTGTCTGAATATATTACAAAGTTAGTTATATCTTCTTTATTCATTTTGATGCTCTACACTTTTAAATACTTTATTTATAAAATGTTCTCTATGTCTTTCTATTCTTTTTTTCATAGCTTCACTCCATTCGTTTCCATTTGGCTTGAAATAAGGACAAGCTATCTTAAAATTGTCGCTTAAGTCTATTCCATATCTTCTACATATTTCTGGTCTATCTTCGTAAATCTCACATACTTTCGTTGCTCTATTCAAAAAAGGACAACCTCCATCATCAATAAATAAATGAATTAACTCTCCTTCTGCTATTTCTTTAAAGTCTTTGACTTGAATTTTATCCTTATGTTTGTCTATAAAATCTTTTGTAAATATCATAATTCCACAGCAACAACCTCTATCTTTGCATTTACTACAATCTATGCTCATTTTCTCTTCTTTAGTTCTTTTCTATAACATCTATAACATAACTTCTTTTTTCCCCACAGTCTATAAATTTCATTTTTACAAATTGAACAACTTTTTGAAATATAACATCCTTTATGGCTATATTTCATTTTCTCTTCTTAATTTTTTTAATTCATTAAAATATTTGCCATAAGGAACTTGAGAATGACAATATGCACAATAAGTATTTCCTAACATATCTATTTCAATACAAACTATTTTTCCTTCTGATTTTTCGCAGGTATGGATTTCTTCTATTTTCATTTTTCCTCTAAAACTTTTAAAAGCTCTTGCTCAACTTCATCTAAACTTATTTTTAAATAATTTATACATCCTGTTTCTTTTTCAAATCTTGCTACTTGTTTTTGATTTAACTTATTCTGTAATTCAATAGATTTCTTTTCAAAATATTTTTCAACAGCATCTTTAAAGAATTTCTGGGCTTCTTGCTTTCCTTTGAGCTTTGACTTCTTAACCATTTTCTTTATATCGTTTATTTCTAATCTTCTCCATTCACCATTATCTAAAATCTGTATTGGTTCTTCTTCAACTTTCTTTATTTCTTCTTGAATTGTCATTTTCCTTGCAAACTTCTTATGTTTATTTTATTTCTTTTGATGAATTTTAGAAACTCAATACAAGCCATTTCTGGTGTTAAATATTGTAAACTTGGTAAGCTTATTCTTTTTTTCATCCATTTATGCCAATCATCAATTACTTCAACAGACCAATATCCATTCTGCCAGCATCTTAATTCCCACATTACAATAGAAAAACAAGTCTTCTTGTGAACTTTAAAATGCGAATTTATCTCTCTTATTAACTTTCCTAAACTTTCTCTTTCAACTTTCTTTATTTCTTCAGTTATGGTTTTCATTTTATAAGCACTCCTTTCCTGTTTCTACTTGTGTATCTTCTAATACCCATTTAAGAGCTTGCAATCTAAAAACAATAGCATATTTCAGAGTAGCATATCCTTGTCTAATTCTTTCTAAAGCTCGTTCTTCCAATTCTTTAATTTCTTGTTCTATTTCTTCTTTATTTTTCATTTTTTCTTATGCTGATATTTATTTTCAAACTCTTTTTTATAAAGTTGATAACATTCACTCTTTGGGCAAACCCAACATATAAAAGGAATATTAAACTGCGTTAGAACAAATGTCTTTTCTAATTCAGTTCCGCACTCGTCACATTTATTTTTCGTTTTTCTCATTTTGGCAAGTTCCCTTCTTCTGGATTGCTTTGATATTTAGGTAATTGTTCAAAACTTATTTCTATAACATCTACTACTAACCCGCATTTTTTCCAATATTCTATTGAGTTTTTTACTTCTTCTATTAAATCTTCTTTCTTTTCGGAAAAGTTATAAATAGTTTCTTTTGCTGATTTCATTATCTGCCTCTTATTAATGCTTGTTCAAGTTTAGTTAGATTAAAAGTTGCTTCTACAATAAATAAGTTCTTTGTTATTCTTCTCAATAGAATAGGGTCTTTTGGTATATTCTCCCATTTATCTACTTCCCAAAGTATATGATAGTTGCTTAGCTTTCCTTTTGGCATTTTGCTTGCTGGAATTATAGGAACATTTGTTAGTATATTTGATGGTTCTGCTACTTCCCAAGTGCTATTTTCTTTTAGTTTAAAATTTGGAAAAGTCTTAATAGGAAAATAAACATCTCCTTCCTTCCATTTCCAAGTGATACTGCAAAAATTTCCTGCTCCATTACTTTCTTTCTTAAAATTAATTGTTTTTAAGTCTGCTCTTGCGATTGCTAACTTAGGTTCTTCCTTTTCGTTAAGTCCTGCAAACTTCATAGCTTCGTAAACATCTATTATTTTCTTTCCTTTGCTTGCGTGATAGTAAAGTCGTCTTAATTCTTCTATATGCTTCTCTTTTCTTTCTCTAAGTAATTCTATACATTTCTTCCATTCTTTTAGTGCTTTCTCTCTTGAAATAATTATAGGTTTAATTCCTTTCATTTTCTTGATACCTCCTTACACTTATTTAAAAGTTTGATTAATTTGATAATATGCTTACAAATTTGCTTTCCTTCCTTATAATTGTTTGGATATAGACTACTCCATCTGCAAGTGCAAGTAATGTCTGTTATTTTGTTTCTTTCTATCTTTACTATTTGTTCGTATTTTCCTATTTCAAAAAATTCTTTTGTCATATTAAATCTTTTCCTGCAAATTTATCTGCTTTATTATTATATTTTTCAATTAAGGCACAAGCTAATTTTAACATAACATTTTTATTTTTTTGTGGAAGATTATCAAACATAACTTTACATTCTTCTTGAGTTTCCCATCCTTCTTCCAAAGATAAATTTTCATAAGTTGTATGTAGCCATATAGCTAATTTATAGTAGTCTTCTTCTTTTAATATTCTAATAAATTCTTTTACATCTTTTGTTTTAAATCCATCCAGTCCAAATGCTATTTTCTCGCTTAATACAAAATCATTATTCATTATCTCTTAACCTCCTTAATCTATCTGCATTCCCTTTACATTAATCCCTTTCTCATAGTTTCTCTTTTGTAAATTAAATTCTTTGTTCATTTTGGTTCTGTAAAGTGATATAACTTATGACATTTCTTGCAAATAAGTTTAATATTTCTTGGAATATATTTGCCTCCTACACTTCCTCTGACTATTCTGTGAGGAATTAATTTGCCTACTGTTCTTTCGTGTTTGTTACATTCTTCACAAGTATAATCTACCATCTTTCTTAATAATTGTTTTTGTTTTTCTGTTAGTCTTTCCATTCTAAATCCTTATTTGTTAGATTAAAAAATTTAATTGCCCAAAATTTAGCTCCTTCAACCATTTTCCCAGACTTAATCCATTTAATTGCTTCTTGTCTTAATTCTCCTTTGAAAATATGTTCGTTTGGTAAGTCTTCCTTAAGTATCCTTTCCCAGCCCCCTAAATCTTTTAAAGTTCTTAATTTTTTTTCCATCTTCCATCTTTCTTTGCTTTCATTATTGTTTTACTTTCCTTTTCCTGTCTTTCTATTGCTTCAATTGTTCTTTTTAAAGTAATTTTATCTGCCTTAGATATATGAAAGTGTGTCAAGTGTCCTGAACAATTATAATCTGGACTTAAATAAATTCCATCAATTAATGTATAGTTTTTCATATTCATATTAGCATAATGTCTTTTATGCTGTTTTTGCAATAACTTAAAATATCTTAATCCTTCTTTACAACTTTTACAATCGCTTAGTTCTATTTTTATTTCCATTTTTGTTTTGCTATTTTTAAAAAAGGCGGATTTCTCCGCCTAAATTTAATCTTCTTCTGCATTTTCGTCTTTTTCTTTTACTTTTGGCTTTTCAGTTATGTTAATTTTCACTAATTTGTAGCTTTTGCTTACTACATCTGCTATAAAGGGCATTACTTTGTCTATTTCAGTTATTACTCTTGGAACAGATGCTCCGTTGTATTCCATAGTTTTTATGGTTAATGCAGTAATGCAATTCATTAATTCAGTTGCTCGTTTGTCTTCGCTTTGTTCTTTGAAAGGTGTAAATGTTTCTTTAGTAGCTTTTTCTATTAAGTCTACTTTTTGTAAAAATCCTTTGTCGTTTGTAGTTACTTTTACTTTGTCGCCTGTTGTAAATTGTATGTCTTCTTTTAGGAATTGATTACTAAACCAGTTTTCGCCTAACTTAAGCCCTTTTTTGTCTTTTCTTACTGCTGTTATAAATCCTTCTGCTTCTTTCATTTTTTACTCCTGCTGGTGTCGTGTTTTCCAGTTAAATTTAATTTATGATTTTGAATTATTATTTTTGAATTATGTAAATAATGCATTTCTTTTTCAAGTTCAAATGCTTGTTCATTAAATTGCTCTAATTTGTAGCATACTTTATTATATTTTTTTATTAATTTCTGTAATTTTTTATCTTCCATTTTATATATATCAAATTATCTTGTCTATATATATTTTATTATTGTTTTTTTATTACTTTAGAGTTTAAATAGATTTTTTCTTAATTTTCTCGTTTTTTAAAATGCTTTCTGCACCTAACTTAAAGTTTGGATTTTTCTTTTTATCTGCTAAATCTTTAAAATTTACAGAAAAGCATTTATTCTTTTTTTCTTGTGCTTTTAAACATCTGCCGATATTACTACCATTTCTTTTGCCCAATCCTGCTTTTCTGCTTTTTGGACATTTAAGTTTTAATGGACTTATTGTTATGTTGCTTTCTTTCATTTTCTATTAACTCCTTTATTTTTTTATCATCAATAAATAAATTAAAAAGAATTTCTCTTAGCATTTCCATATCTTGTATGTTTGAAGTTTCTGGATATTTTTCTTTTTTCATTACTTCTATTGCTCTGCTAAATGCTTGACTTATTAGATAAGTTCCTCTTACTGAAGTAAGTAAATTCATAGCTATTGCTTTCTTCTCTTTCTTGCTTAGCTTATTCCAGTTTGTAGGTTTCATTTCCTTACTGCTATTGGTTCGTTTAATAGTAATTTTTGCGCTTGTCTTTGTAAGAACTCCTTTGCTACTTCTGTCAATTCTTCGCCGTGTGTTGCTGTTTGTGTTATTGCATTATAAACATCCCATCTTGTTAAGTTTGCTTTGTTTTGTAGTAATTCTATAATTTTTTCTCTGTATTTCTTGATGTATATTAATTTTGTTAATATTTCTTCTGCTAATTGCCATTCGTATGTATCTTTCATAGCTTTACTGACTAACATTTTTAACTTATCTTCGCTATTTATTGCTTGAACTAAGAACTCTCGCATTATTTTCTTGACATCTACTTCGCCATAATGCAGTCTTCTAAATCCTACATCCTTAATAGCTTTGCCTAAAACCATTCCATTACTACAAGCTACTCTATAAGCAAATAATTCTCCGAATAGACTATAACTCATATCATAAGAGTTAATTATTCTAAATCCAAGATGTATGCCTTCTTCTCCGTCTTCTATTGTTTTGTCTTTAAATAAAAATTCTAAAACTATTTTATCGCCAAAATCTCTTAATATCCCTGTTCCTGTTAGATTTAAGTTATTCAAAACTTCTATTACGCTTTTTATTGCTTCGTTGTGTTGTATTAATTTGTATTTGCTTGTGCCTATGCAAGATAAATGGTTTTGATTTAAGTTCCAAATTCCCTTATATACTTCTGTTTTTGTTGTTTCGCCTGCAAGACTTTTTGTCCATACTTCTCTTTCTTGTGCTATGTTTAAAGTTAAGCCTATGTTACTAAGTTCGCCTAAATTTTCAAATTTTTCTATCATTTTTTCCTCCTGACTAATTTATCTTTTAAAATTATGATGGTTCTTACTTCTTCTAAACTATTTTCTTGTAATAAATCAAAATTATCTAAGTTTAGTATTGTTTCTTCCATTTTAGTTTGTTTCCATTAATGCTTTTATTGACTTTCTTTTCTCTTCGCATTCTCTACAATATTCTTGACAACTGGGTATTACTTCCCCGCAATCTTTACATTTAATTTCTATTGCTTGTGCCATTTTAGTTTTCCTCCCTTACTAAGTTTGCTGGAGCTACTGTTTTAGGCATTAAATCCAAGTTATCTGTTCCATTATCTACAGCTACTGCAAGAACTTCTTGTTTAGTTACAGGATGTTTTAAAGCTTTTAAGACAAAAAGCACTGTTCCTTTTCGTAATGTCCAGTCAGAAGCATCCTTAAAATCGCTTTTCATTACTACTTTCTTTTGTTTCATTTTTTTCTCCTTGTAAGTTTCGTGTTTACTTACTAAATTTAATTATATTAACAGTAATATTTAGTAGTATATATAGTTTATTATATTCAGTTATATATATTAAAGATATATAATTACTTTATAGTTAAAAATAAGCATAAAATATATATTCAATTATAATAATCTTTATAAAGGACGAATTTTTACAGAATAAAAAGAGAAAATGGAAAAGAAAACTAATCTTATAGCTTTAGAAGAAGCACATTTAAACATTATAATTGATAGTTTCTATCAAACACAGCTTAAAGATATTAAAAATCCTTTAGTCGCAGATAAAAAGAAGCTGATATTTAAAATATGTGATAACTTCAAAGTATCAGAAAACCAAGCTAAAAAGTATTTAAATATCTTAGAAAGCAGAAACTTAATAGATATTTCTGAAGATAGTATTTATTACAATCAATCAAAATTCAAAGAAAGAACAGACAAAGAAATAGACATAGATAAATTCTTCAAAGATATAAAATGAGTATAGAAATAAAGGAAATTAAAAGAAGAATAAGAGAAGTCATAGATGACTGCTTAATAGAATATGGAAATGAAAAATGGTTTAAAGATTTAATATTTGTTTCGGCAAATATTGGAAAACATTACCATTTAGAAAAAGACTTTGAAAAAAGATTAAATCAATTCATACTACGCATCTTATTAGATGTGGACTGTGCTGAGGCACTGAAAGACCAAGAGGAGAAGGTGCAAGCAAAATGATGCATAAAGGAGACAGAACGCAGGGTTGCTTTAATGGTAGTCTTATAAGACAACATCTAATCTTTTCGTGCATAGCGAGGGTTAGTATAACTTACTTCTTAGGAAATAAGTTTAAGACACTGGCAAAGACTTATCAAGGGTATGGCAATATCAATATCATAAAGCGATGCGAGTATCTAACGAGAAAGCTAAGCAATAGCAATCCTTCTAAGCACTATATGGGATTGATAAGTAGTTTATTATTCTTTACTTAATTATTTGTGAATACTCTAATTAAGTAAAAAATTTTGAACTACTCATATCTTACCATAAACCTTTAGTCATAGAGCTGTAAGATATCAGTAGTTAGTTAGTTACTGGAAAAATTTAATATCTATTCCTGAAAATAAATAAATATTTGCATAGGAAATAAAGGTGTCTAAACCTTTGAAGAGGCCTTCGTAAAAAAGTTTTTACTTAAGCCTCTTCTAGGGAAAAAGAGGTGATAATGATTTATTCAGTTATAATAATTATTGCATTCTTGCCTATGAGTTTTTTAGGTATAAATATATGAGCAGATGTTCCTATTTTCTTGATAGGTCTTCTTAATATTTCTATAATCTTTAATTCTGTTAATTTACTTACTAACCCATTTACTATTTCGTCTTCCATTTTGATATATTTTATGAATATGAGATATATAATAACTATATAAATCTTTCTATAACAAAAAAAATAAAAAAAATAAAAAAGATTTAAGCTACTTCTATATCTTGACTATCTACTTCGTTATCTAAAATTTCTGTTGTTACTATAAGATATACTTTCTTGTTATCTCCTTCATTATCTTCATATTTGACTTTTATTTCTTGAATAACTGTTGCATCCTTATCTTCGGTATCTAAATCGTTTACTTCTGTATCTGTTATTGTAACGCTACTTATGTCTTCTCTGTCTACTATGTTTCCGTATTCGTCATCTATGAAGTTATATATATCTTTGTATTTGCTTCTGTTCCATTCGCTTGTAGCTAAATCAATAGCCAATGCTTTCCAATCGTCATCTTCGTTAAGTTGCGTCTTGATGTCTGTTATTCCTTTCTCTAAAGAACTTATGTCTTGCGTAGGTGCAGATGGAACTGCGGGAACTACGATTTGTTTTGCTACATCACTTGCTAATTTGCTTGTATCTATGTTAACTGGGACTGTCAAAAGTGCATATCCATTCATTAAGATACCTATTGCTGAAAGAACTAAAATAGTCCAAATCAATCCTTCGTTTGCCATTTTTTTTACCTCCTATACACATTTATATTTATGACTATTTAAACTTATTTATTTGCAGATATATATTATCTATATCTCTATTTTATAGAGCTTCTAAGTCCATAAACGCCAAATACTGCTGTCAATATTTGAACTATCTGCATTACTAATGTATCGCTATATGTAACTCCTAAAATTTGTGCAACAGCTATTAGTCCTGTCAATCCAAAGCCCCAAAGTGTTTTTGATTTCCAAATTGACTTATCCATTTTAACCTCCTACTAAAACTTTTATAAACATACCTGTCATAATTATAGCTACATATCCTAATATCCATTTTAGCCACCATACGTGTTCTTCTAACTTTGTAACTCTATGATTTAAAATTTCAACAAGTTGCACAAATTCATTATGCAAATTGTTAATCTTATTGTCTAAATCTAAGTTTGTAATTGGCATTTTATATTAAAATCAATCTTAAAGGATAGTATAATTTATTATTTATAACATCTTCTATCTTGAAATATTGATTAGTTTGCGGTTCTACTATCCAGATTTGTTTGTTATTATCAATCATAATATTAAATGCGTGAGTTTTACTCCAACCAATTCCAAAAGCAAAACTATATAATCCTCTACTCCAATAACCCATCAAAGCAAAACTAAAGTTATCACAATCGTGATTATCTGCTACCCAAGTATCATACTGCACTTTCGTCTCTTTACTAAACTTTTCTGCTTCTTCTTTTGAAGTTAGATTATAAAATTCGTCACTTAAAAAAATATTTGTAGTATGTTGTGTTAATAAAACATACATATTATTCAAACTTATTGTTCCTAATTTGCTTGGTTCAGTTAAATTCGTCTGTTTTTTTAATTCTTCTATTTGATATTTTAAACTATTTATTTCTATATTTTTCTCTTCACACTTACAACCTAAAATTTTTAACAACCAATTTTGTATTTTTAACATTTTATCCTATTTCTTCATTTATAATCCAACCAAGAAAAATCAAAACTTCATTACTTGCAACAGTTCCTGTTGCTTTAACAGTAATTGTTGTTCCTGAACTTACACTCATCCCAAAATCTTGTGTAAAAGTAGTAAAATCAGTTCCATTTCTACTATAACTTGTTGTAACAGTTGTAGAAGGAGATGCTTGCCCTACTCTTAATCCATATATATAAAGATAATTACCGCCTCCAGCACCAACACCATTTGTAAATTTTAAATATAAATTTGTTGATAATGTTGATAAACTAATAATACTAAATGTTGTTGGTTTATTTATTGTTCCCCTATTCAAAGTTTTAGTTACATAAGCTTTTTTATTCGCCCAATCTAATCTTATTGAAACAGATATAGCTTCTCCTATAGTATGAACTGTATGAAGATTTACAACATTTGTTCCATCATAAAATTCTACTTTTGAATCTGCCTCATTACCATAAAGCTCTGCTATAAGATGTATTAATTTATATGAAGATAAATCAGCTGTTCTGTATGAATGATTATTAGGAATTGTTAAGTTTACTGTATCTTCAGTAGCAGTTGAAGCTCCACTAATTTTAATCCATTTAGTTCCATCTACTGAACTATCATCACACTCATCATATAATCCAAAAACATAGTATTGTGGTATTACAGTTACTTTTGAATTTGTGCTAACTAAAGGTATATCATAACTTTTTAAAACATAAACATCATTATTACCTTTATAATATTCATAGTTTCTTGTAGTCATTCCTGTAGATGTTTGCGCCCAAGTTATACCTTTAAAATAAATAGTATTTACAATAATAGGAATATGAATACCATAAGAGTTTGCTACATCTTTATAATCATTTAAAATCTCCATTTCTTTTAGAGATTTAAAACTTCCTCTTACTTCATTGGCATCTGCAGTATATCCATTTTCTATTGTCATTTTTAACTTATTTTATCTTTTTCTATATATATAACTTGCACTGAACTTGTCTTTGTTAAAGCAGTATGAACGCTTCTTGAAAATAATTTCTTTGTTCCATCGTTATTAAATAATCCAAATTCTGTTAAACTATTTCCGTTTGCTTCTATTGTTAATAATAAACATCTAATTGTGCTTTGTAAATTAGTTTCGTCTAAGATTGGATAGCCACTCACAAATGCTTTATAGTTTCCTCCATTAATTGCTACAATAGTTCCTAATGCTGTATCTGTGATTGCGGGAGTTGTTGATGATGTCCCAACAGCAAATAAACTTGGTTGTAAATAATCTGGTATTGCTTTGAAAGTTCTGTTTAAAGCTATCTTCTTTCCCAAATTTGTTAAAATTTGTCCAGTTGTAATTTTAGTCTCCTTGAGCAAGATAATTATTCTTGCCCCAACCAGTTCCTTTTTTTCTATTTCTCATAGTATTATATATTTTTGTTGATATTTAAATTTTTAGTTAATGATAATCTTCTACTTTAATTTGAGTTAAAACTCCATCATCTGAAGTTATTGCTTTCCATCTTAAATCTGTTCCTGTATATGTAAAAGTATGCAATATTCCTGAACTAACTGCTTCCCAATTTGTTCCTCCATTAGCAGTTAAATAATAATTAAAACTTCCAGAACTTACTATAGATGTTAATTTGGCTTGTGTGATTGTTCCATTATTATAATCTATGCTTAAACTTTGAGCCACTTTCTCTTCAACAAGTTCTTGCCCTGCTCCGCTATTCCAATCAGTTGTTACATCACCCGATGTCCAAGCATTTCCTTTATAAATTCTTACATCATCAATAAAACCATTAAACCACATATCTCCTACGTGTCCTATAATAAAACAATCTCCAGCATTATAATTATCAGAATTTGTATCTGTTATGTCTAAACTTCCATCAACATATATTTTAAATTGATTTGTTCCAGTTCCTTCTCTTACAAAAACTATTCTATGCCAAGCATTATCACTTAATGATGTAGAAGTTGTCTGCCAAGTATATCCATAGCCTGACCAACCTATTCTTCCTGAACTTCTGGTAGCAATTCCATATCTTCCATCTGTTAACCAATCTGATGATGTCGTTATCATCAATTCTGTGCTTGCTGGGTTTCCATTTCTTTTTTCCCAAAATGCAACTGTAAAAATATCGGTTCCTAAATCAAAATCCGTATATGATGCATTAGAAAAGTATTTATCAGTTGAAATATTTGCACAGTTATTCAATTTTCCTGCCGAATAAGTTACTGTTCCATTATTTGTTAAAGTATGTCCTTCTCCAGAACTATCAGTAGCATCACCGCTACTTTCATTTAATTTCCAGTATCCAATAAGATTGGCTGTTAATGACATTACCACCACCCCACAGTTGTATTAACTGTATCTTTAAAGTCAGTATCTATAAAAGTTTCTGTATATATATTATTGTATTGTTGTATAAAATAATTTGCTTCTGCATTAAAAGCATTTGCACTCCATTTGTCTGTTCCCCAAGTTCCCAAATTCCATATCATCTCTCCTGCTATTGTGCTTTGAGTTAATAATTTTCTATATCTTGGAATTATTTCAATAGGATAGTTTATTGTATTGTCAAAAGTAAGTAATTCATTTACTATTTCTGGCGAAGCATATTCGTCTTCTGCTAATCTTTTTAATCTTTCTTCCACACTTCCTTGCCAAGTAGCAAGTCGCCAAGGTTTATCCCCTACTACAACCTCATCATAATCACTTGGATATCTTATTCTTAATCTTGACAAAATAAACCAATCATCAACAGTTGGTGTAGAAACATTATCTATAACTCTTATTTTGTTTCCTATTTTTAGATTATAAGTGCTATCATTTTTTACTTTTAAAGTAGAATAAATAAATGGCTCTGAATAAACTGTTAAATAATTATTACCTCTTGCCTCTGCATCGCTTATTCCTCTTAAATCTTTGTAAGTTATAGTTTTTTTAAATTGTCCATAAGTATCTATACTTGCTTGATTATAAAGATGTATAGGAATAGGAACAGCGTGAGAGTATCTTATTTCTGCATAATGATTATTTGTAAATGTAGTTCCTGTTGCTGGCAGTATCTTTTTGTTTGGTTTATCAACATAATAAAAATAAGTTGCTGTGCTATCTGGCAATCCTCCTACTTTTAAAGTAGTAGGCGGAGTTCCTGCATCCATATAAACTTTAACACTAATTGCTTCAAAATTTAAATTTATTGCCGTTGTTGTATATCCACTTGTTACTCCTATCTGTCCGCTTTCTGTTGTTTCTATTTCTTGATATGCTCCTACGATTGTTATATCATTAGCCATTTCTGTATTATCATAAGTCCATTTAGGAACTTGATAGACATTATTTCCTATTGTAAGAATTGTAGAATTTGCTATAAATCCTTTTGGTTCAAAATAAACTTTATTCGTATCTGCTCTATAATAAAACTGCCAATCTAAAACTTTATTTAATGCTTTGCATCTTTCAAATATGTCAGTATGATTACATACAAACTTATCTAATAAAATAGTTGTTCCACTATCTTGAACATCGCAATTTAATAATCCGTATGTTTCTACTAAATCTTTAAATATTTCGCTTATTTTTCCTGCACTTGCATCTATATTTTTATCATAGACGTGAGTTACTTCTTTTCTTATTAAATCCCACATCTTATCTTTGGCTGTTATTTTTATAATTCCTCCTTCTGGTGCATAATTTTCTATATAACCTTCAAATATCTTCTCATCAGTAGGAGTTGTCCATCCCCTATATATTTTTACTGTTTGTCCTGTTTCAAGATTAAGTAAAGTAGAAATAGTTTTTACTACTTCTAAATCTGCTTGACTAATTACATCTCCCCAAGTTCGTTCATATTCGTAGTTTATTAATTTGCTTGTTACATTTACATTATTTATTAAAACTTGTGTTTGCATCATTAGCCTGTTCCTTCTATAAGATTAATTTCATAATTTACTTTTGTAACTGCTCCTTCTTCTGCATTCCATCTTACTGTTTGAACTAAAACAGTATAACTCACATTAGATTTATCAGAATGATAAGTTTTGTTAGTTTGAACTCCATTAGCTAAAGCATCCAATTGCCCAATAAAAGTAGCTATCTCGCCTGTTGTTCCTGTAAAAACTCCTCTTATGCTGATTGTTCTATTCACTCCAAATAAATCTAACATTATAGCCGCATTACTATCACTTCTCGGTATAGGCATTTGAAATAATTGCGCATCTTTAGTGCTGTCTTCTGAAGTTACGGTGCCTAAACTTGACATTCCTGTAAGCGTATAAGTCATAATTTTTTAACCTCCATTTTGTTTTTTATAACCTCCAATTTGTTTTTAATTTCTTCTAAGCATTCAAGTATTTTATACAAAAAATTGTTGTTTAATCTTAGCAATTGAGTAATTTCGCCATCCATTTTATATGTAACTAACTCTCCTTCTCATTTCTGTTTTTAATCTATTATCTAACTCTCTAACTAATAATTTAATATCATCTTCTTTTCTGAATTGAGGATTATCTATATAAATATTAATTACCCCTTCTCTTTCTGTTGGTCTTCTTTCAGTAGCACTTAAAATTCTTTCTCCTCTATGCAACATATAAGGACCTGCTTCTGTTATAACTCCTCCTAATTGCTTTCCTTTTCCTGCTCCAAATAATCCACTAAACCAACCCCAGATACTTCTAATCTGATTAGCAAGCCATACCCAAGGGGCAGAAATTATATCCCATACCCATTTTCCTATATCTTTAAGATAATTCCAAGCAGGCTTGATTATTTGTATCCATATCCATTCTCCTACTTTCATTAAAAAACTAAATGCTGGCTTAATTATCTGACTCCAAATCCATAATCCTACTTGTCCTAAAAACATAAAAGCAGGTTTAATTATTTGTTCCCAAATCCATAATCCTACTTGGGCTAAGAATTGAAATGCAGGACTTAATATGTTCTCCCAAATCCACATACCTACATCTTTTAAAATTCCCCAACCAACTACTAACATACTCCATATCCATTTTGCTATATCCCCTATTGCTCCTCCGAAAAAATTAATTAATTTTTCAAGCCAAGATGATATTTTAGTCATAACTGGA